AATGGACCCACAAACTGGAGCACCGGTGCTCCAGAAGATTACGAGTATGTGGCACAGGTCAAGTACATGGGTGACCACACCTGGATGGAAATAAAAGAGGAATGAATATGGGACTGTTTGATAAATTTTTCAAGCCAAAAAAAGCAGCTGAACCGGTAGTGGCACCAACCCCACCCCCACCAACTCCGCCCAGGCCCAAGGCACCGGCCAAGAGCGCCAAGCAACTGGCGACCGAAAGCAATGAGCCGTATGTGAACATCGTGAGCCTGGACGTGGATCTTGACAATCTGCACCAGGGTGCATTTGAACTGGACTGGAACGAAATCTTTGTGGCACGACTGGTCAAGGCCGGCTACATGATCAAGAAGGACGACACCGACGCAGAGATTGTGGATCGTTGGTTCCAGAATGTGTGCAGACATGTGGTAATGGAGACCTGGGAACAAGAAGAAGCCATAAACAAATCTGGCGTGTGGGTACGCAGTACCAGCATTGGTGACGGTCGCTCTGAGGTAAGTTAAATGATGTCATTAGTGGCCAACGGGTGTAGTTTCACCGAAGGATATTATCTAGATGATAAAACAATGTCTTGGCCGTCTTGCTTGGGCAAAATGTTAAATGTCAATGTACATAATCTTGCTGTTGGTGGTGGAAGCAATGACAGAATTTTTAGAACATCTGTTGAACATCTTCATCTTGCCCAGGACACTGATCTTTTAATAATAGGATGGACCGGAATAGGAAGATCAGAAATTCCCTTACATAATGGATCATACCTAAAGATTACCTCAGGCGGCTCAGCCACAGAGGATATGGCATTGCATAGCAATCCTTCTGAAGAATATTTGAAAGACTTTACAACTAAATTTTATCTTTGGCATTATAATAAGTTTGTGTGGGTCAAAAGTTTATTATGTAATATTATTACTCTTCAGATGTTGTGTGAGAAGAAAAAAATAAAATTAAAACAATTTTTTGCTTTTGATACAACCGTTGGGTCGCTAACTGTTAACCAACAACACCTTGTTGAGCTATGTGAAGATTCTTATAATTTTTTTAAACTTGAAAATTTACCTTTTCCGCTCATTGAGAATCGAGATCAGAACATAGAATTAATTCAGAATCTTATTGAACAAATTGATCGCTCTACTTGGATAGGTTGGCCATGTACTACAATGCAAGATAGTTGTAAAAATTTTGAATTTGATCAAAATGGGCATCCCATGGACCATGGGCACCAACACTGGGCAACCGTGATACATGATTCTCTACGTCAACGGTGACAGCCATGCTGCTGCCGCTGAAGCAGCCGTTCCACACTCCTGGGCACAGGATGATGGCATGTACTGGGGTCTAGGACAACAGCCTCACCCTGACAATGAACGTGCGAGCTTTGGATGCGAATTGGCCAATTGGTTACGAGCAATACTGTATCTGGATGCACAAGCAGGTGGATCCAACTCACGCATTATTAGAACCACCCGAGACTGGATCAAACAAAACAAACAAGACGTATCAGACCTGTTTGTGCTGATTCAATGGAGCACCTGGGAACGTCAAGAATGGTGGCACGATCACACCTGGTGGCAGGTCAACGCCAGCGGCATAGATCAAGTGCCTGCGGAATTACAAGATCGATATCGACAATTTGTGTCTGACATAGACTGGACCAAGTGCAGTGAACAGGCACACAAAGACATTTGGCAATTTCATTGCGAACTTGAACAACAGGGTGTGCGCCATTTGATGTTCAACGGTAACAGTCATTTTGGCAATATCACACAGCAGCAGGACTGGAAAGCCACATACATGAGCCCATACAGCTCTGATCAAACCTATGATTCAGTGCTGCGGCGCCGAGGATTCTGCACAGTGAATGCAGATAGTTGGCATTTTGGACAAGATGCCCATTGCTTTTGGGCAGAACATGTGTTACAATACATCAAAGACAACCAACTACTGGGCCCAGATGAAATACCTTCTTATTGACACTAGCAACATGTTTTTTCGAGCACGGCATCAGGCACACCGTGCTGCGGATTCCTGGACCAAGCTGGGTTTTGCACTGTATCTGACCTTGATGAGTGCCAACAAGGTTGTGCGTCGATTCCAAGCAGATCATGTGATTTTCTGTCTCGAAGGGCGCAGCTGGCGCAAAGATCACTATCGGCCCTACAAGGCCAATCGTGCTGTGGCTCGGGCTGCCATGAATGATGAGCAGGCCGAAGAAGACAAGCTGTTCTGGGAAACCTATGATGAGCTGACCAAATATCTCAGCGACCGGACCAATTGCAGTGTGATCCGTGAGCCCCAGGCCGAAGCAGATGACATAATTGCACGGTGGATAGCCCTGCACCCCCAGGACGAACACATAGTGGTCAGTTCAGACACAGATTTTGTGCAGCTGGTCGCACCCAATGTCAAGCAGTACAATGGTATCACTGATGAACTGATCACCCTAGACGGAATCTTTGATGTCAAGGGACAACTGATCAAAGACAAAAAGACCAAGCTGCCCAAGACTGTGCCCGATCCTGCCTGGCTGTTGTTTGAAAAGTGCATGCGTGGTGATACTAGTGACAATGTGTTTTCGGCCTATCCAGGTGTGAGAACCAAGGGCACCAAGAACAAGGTTGGCCTGGAAGAAGCATTCAACGACATGGGCAAAAAAGGCTATGCCTGGAACAATCTCATGTTGCAACGTTGGTCCGACCACAATGGTGAGGAACACAGAGTCTTGGACGATTATGAACGCAACCGTACCTTGATTGACCTTACTGCGCAGCCACAGGAGATCAAGGATCTGGTAGACGCTGCCATACGTGATCAGGTGAGCCACAAGGATGTGGGACAAGTGGGCAGTCACTTTTTGCGATTCTGTGGCCGGTACGAATTGATCAAGTGCAGTGATTCAGCAGACAGCTTCGGTCGCTGGTTGAATGAAACCTATAAAGGAGTATTAAGTGAGCAACATAATAGCCAAACCCATAGTTAAAGATCAGTTCTGGATCTTGAAACAAAACGATCGCAAGGTCGGCAACATCGAGGCCACTGATGATGGCTTTGCAGTCAAAATCAACAACACGGTTATGCCATTCAAGACCATGGCCATGATCCGTAAACAGGCAAATATTGAATTTGATGCAGTAGGTAATCGTCCATCCAAAGAACCTGCCAGTTATCAGGTGCAGGGATATCCATCTGGTTGACGAGTGTACAATCCCATCTGGGATGTGCAGCACAAGTTGCCCTTGTACACCAAGAATAGAAAATCCAGGTCCTGGTATGCTGCTGGCTGGTATCAGGTCAAGCAACATAGAACATGGACCATTGAACAAAGTCCCAAGCTCATTACCTTGCAACGTTATCAATATCAAGGTCCATTTTACACCAAAGAAGAAGCCAATGACAAACCCCTTCCGTGATCAAGAAAAGTTTATGCGGGCTTGTGATCAAAGTGTTACAGGTGATCAACCGCAATACGATATGTACATTAGTCTTATCGAAGAAGAATTCAATGAACTTCAAGACGCAGAAGACGATGTAGAAGCACTAGATGCACTCGTTGATATTCTCGTGGTCACTATCGGTGCTATCCATAGTATGGGTGCAGATGGCGAAGGCGCTTGGAAAGAAGTTATGGCAACCAACTTTGCCAAGATAGATCGGGACACAGGCAAGGTACGCAAACGCGAAGATGGAAAGGTCTTGAAGCCCATAGGGTGGACACCTCCAAACTTGAAACCATTCTTGAAAAAAAACAACGCCTTTAACAAGGACTCCTGACCCATACCTACAAACACGATGATTAGACCTCTCCGCGATGATCTCATGGTGCAGCAACAGCTGGGCTCTGAAGATATTCCTTATGTAGAAAAGTGGCGACACATGGTGGCAGTGATCATGCTGAATCAAACAGGCCGCCGACCTGTGAAGACCGTGTATCCTGTGTTCATGCATCACTGGCCCACTCCCGGTAGTCTATTGATCAGCACATCTGAAGAGGTCAAGAACATCATCTGGAGTCTGGGCATGAGCACAGTAAAAGAACATCGCATACGCAGGATGACCGCGGACTATGTGAACTGGGATGGCGAGGATGCTGCCCAGTTGTACGGTATTGGCAAGTATGGGTCAGACTCATATGAAATCTTCTTCAAGAACAACTACACCGTGGATCCCACTGACAAAGAACTGCGGCGCTACCTAGATCAAGAGGTGTTTGTGTGAGCATACACATCAGTCGATTCATCGATTCGGTAAAGGCCTGTGAATCACGTGCTCAACGTGACTTTGTCATGCCTTTAAGGGATGCCAAAGATCTGCATGCTGACATAAGCAAACTGCTGTTGACAGTCACTGAGCTGCAACGGCGACTGCTGGATGCAACCAATTCTCAGGTGGTCAATGTAGAACTTTCAGGGCGAGACTTTTAAACTGCATACATTTCTGATAAATAAATGTAGGAGTATTACTACATGAGTCGCCCAAAGCCAAAGGTGTTGATCGAAAACACCAACAGACAAACTTACAAATCTGAGCAAGTGTTGGCCAGCGAAGGCATCTGGGCGGTGTTTTTTGACAGCCTACCAATCAATCTCAAGACTTCTAATCTGCTGACACAGTATCCAGGACCCAAGTACAAGAAGGTTTCGTTTTCAAACCCAGGACACGCAATCAATCTTGCACGAAAATTGAATGTGCAATTTCGCACTGACAAGTTTTCAGTGGTGCTACTCAAGCAAGGGGACAAGATATACCCCGATGCTCGATAAAGCCCAGCTTACCCAACTGATCTTACAAGGCTTGCCGTCAGACGATCGCCCGGTGTTTGACGAAGCATATGCCGCCTGGTGGATGGATTCTCGTGCAGTCGGCGGCATGCGCCTGACCACAGCAGGTTATCAGGCCATTGCTACCATTGATATCAAACTGTATGTGTTTGATATTCCGCCAGGCATGCCCGTGCTGCCCAGGCACCTGCTGTTGATGGACCGAAAACTGGATTGCCCTTATTATCTTAAAACCGGAAAGAAACCGCAGATCACTCTGTTTGGCAGCGAGCAGGCCCTGATGATGACCATGTACGGGGATTTGAACAGATTCATGCGGTACCTGGAACGTACCTAGCAAATTTATATAGAGACTTTGAGCAGTTTCCTGAGAACTACACCCAGTAATAAATAACTCATGCGTATACATGATATCATCACCGAAGCCAAAACGAATCCTTATATCGACCCTATGAAGGCAGGCAGGAATTATGAATTCACATATTCGAACACCAGAGTTAACAAAATAGAAGCCGCCCTCATTGAGAATCTTGTACTAGACGACGGTACCATTCCTGCAGAAGTTGCTGAACTTCGAACTCCGACCGGAATGTATGATCCCAACAAGGTAACTCCTGAATGGGTGACAAAGGTTGCCAAGGCTCACCCAACCGATAAAAATTGGAAGTATTTACTTGCTCCGCCTGGATCAATCGGCGGCTGGCTTACTGGATCTGACAAGGCTGATCAAAACTTTGTTAAAGGGGTAATAGATACGAAAATCGACCGGCTTAAATATGCAATAGGACAATATAACCAATATTATTCGCCGGGTGGGCATTACTGGAGCAATAGGCCCTATGTTCAAGGAATTGTTCCTGGATATCAAGCAGATGCTCGTACCGGTAAAGTAGAAACTCAATCACATGACTTTGATCCTGTGGATATCAAATTCTATTTGTCTGCTTACAAATGGTGTCGCGATCAGAATCTAATGCCAGTTATAACTACTGAACAATGGATCATGCTGTTGCTGGTAGAAGGATCAGAAGAATTTGGCACTAGGGCCGAGCAAGAACATAATCTTAGTCCAGCAATGCAAAAATTTGATCAGCTGCTGAAACAAAAAGGTCTGGTCAATGATAGGCAGAGGGGTTTCTGTGTTACAGTTATGGACAAGTTGACCACAGCCAAACGATTGAATATACCCCTATACCAAGCCTGGAATGGCAGTAAGATCTACCTGGACCGTTATAATATACAGGCCCTGGCTGTTAAAGATCCCAAAAATAAACAGATGGTGGATCTTGTCAACAGCATATTGGCTTGATATTGAGATAATATTGAGATAATATTGAGATAATATCGTGTGTTGTAAAAAACCCACACTTCAAGTGTTGTAAAAAAACAACAAAAAAACACCGCTTTTTTGCGGCAAAAACGGTTGACCAAAATTGCTAGATCGGCTATAATACGTGTATGGAAGCAAAAAAAGCCACTCGTAAAAAGCGTGTAGATCGCACTCATATCGTGTATGCTCTGCATATCGGTACAGAGTTCTACATCGGTATCACTGCCAAGACTCAGCGCACAGTGTTGATGAGCCTGCGTAGCCGTGTGAACAAGCACATCTATCGCTCACGCACTGAAGACAAGTCTTGGCGCCTGTACGAAGCAATTCGTCGTGCTGGTGCCGACAACA